AATGCCTCAGATGTCACGAGAAGAAATAGAAATGGTCAGACAAAGTCTGGCTTATACTCTCTTTTTATCCCAATGGAATGGAACTATGAAGGATTTATTGACGAGTATGGAATTCCAGTCTTTACTACTCCTGATATCGATAGATACGCACCAGACGGTGAACTAATAGATTTAGGTGTAATAGATAGTTGGCAGAACGAAGTTGATGGCTTAAAAGACGATCAAGATGCTTTGAACGAATTTTACCGCCAGTTTCCTAGAACTACAGAGCACGCGTTTAGAGATGAGACTAAGAATAGTATATTTAACTTAGTTAAACTATACGAACAGATAGATTACAACGAAGAGATGTCTAGAACTCTAGGTATTACAACGGGTAATTTTCAATGGGTAAACGGGGTGAAAGATTCTCAAGTAATATTCTATCCAGATCCAAAAGGCAGATTTAAAGTTAGTTGGGTTCCACCTCAACAACTGCAAAACAGGGTAGTACTTAAGAACGGAATTAAGTACCCAGGCAACGAGCACATGGGTGCCTTTGGTTGTGATAGTTACGATATATCAGGGACAGTAGATGGAATTGGATCGAAAGGAGCTTTACACGGCTTAACTAGATTCAGCATGGAAGATGCTCCAGCAAACAGTTTCTTTTTAGAATACTTATCAAGACCACCAACAGCCGAGATGTTCTTTGAGGATGTTCTAATGGCTTTAGTATTTTACGGGATGCCTATACTCGCAGAGAACAATAAACCACGTTTATTATACTATTTAAGACGAAGAGGATATAGAGGGTTTAGTATGAATAGACCAGATAAGATATGGAACAAATTATCCGTTGCAGAAAAAGAGGTTGGTGGAATACCCAATTCCTCAGAAGATATTAAACAAGCTCACGCGGCGGCAATTGAGATGTATATACAAGGTCACGTCGGAATGAAACAAGATGGAACATTTGGTGATTTATATTTCAATGAATTGCTAAACGATTGGGCAAAGTTTGATATAAACAAAAGAACAAAGCATGATGCGTCTATAAGTTCTGGTTTAGCTATCATGGCTAACAATAGACATTTATATGCACCAAACGCTAAGGTTGAAAAACAACAACTAAATTTAAACATTTCCAAGTATAGTAATACTGGGAGTAATTCACAAATAATCAAATAATAAACATGGCAGAGTCTGGCATTAAAAGTTATTTCCCGAGTCAAACAGTTGGCGACGCTGAAAAGCTAAGTTACGATTATGGTTTGAAAGTAGGTAAAGCTATAGAGCAGGAGTGGTTTAACAATGATAGTAGATACAAATCTAATCACAATAATTTTCATAATTTAAGGTTGTACGCTAGAGGCGAGCAATCTATACAAAAATATAAGGATGAGTTATCTATAAATGGTGATTTGTCCTATTTAAATTTAGACTGGAAACCAGTTCCGATTATTTCTAAGTTTGTGGATATAGTTGTAAATGGTATAGCTGAAAGAACATACGACATAAAAGCTTATTCTCAAGACCCTCATGGTGTCGCTAAGAGAACAAAGTACATGGAAGCTATATTGAAGGACATGAGGCTTAAGGATTTTAACGCAGCTGTTAAACAAGAGTTACAATTAGATGTTAGAGAAAGTGGAATAGAAGAACTTCCAGAGAGTAGTGAAGAGCTAGAACTTCATATGCAATTAACATACAAGCAGTCTATTGAAATCGCAGAAGAGCAAGCAATAAACACGTTGTTAGAAGGAAGTAGATACGAGCTAATTAAAAAGCAGTTTTACTATGATTTAACGGTTTTAGGAATTGGCGCTATTAAAACTTCTTTTAATACATCTGAAGGCGCTATTGTTGATTACGTTGATCCAGCTAATTTAGTATATTCTTATACTGACTCCCCTTATTTTGATGATATTTATTATGTTGGAGAGGTTAAATCTATTCCAGTAAATGAACTAGCAAAACAATTCCCTCATTTATCCGAGGGTGATCTTGAAGATATAATGAAGAATAAGTCTTCCAACAAAAGCTCTCGACACCAAGAAGATGAAAATACAATCCAAGTTTTATACTTTAATTATAAAACCTATATGAATGAGGTTTATAAAGTAAAAGAAACTGGAACTGGTGCAGATAAAATTATACCTAAAGACGATTCGTTTAATCCTCCAGAGGATAAGGAAGGTGGATATAGTAGAATGTTAAGATCTATAGAATGTTTATATGATGGGGCTATGATTTTAGGTACTGACAAATTACTTAAGTGGGAAATGGCTAAAAACATGATGCGTCCTAAAAGTGATTTTACGAAGGTTAAAATGAACTACGCTATAGTGGCACCTAGAATGTATAATGGTAAGATTGATTCCTTAGTAAAAAGAATTACTGGTTTTGCTGATATGATTCAATTGACACACTTAAAGCTACAACAAGTAATGTCAAGAATGGTTCCTGATGGTGTTTACTTAGATGCCGATGGTTTAGCTGAGGTTGATTTAGGTAATGGAACGAACTACAATCCACAAGAAGCTTTAAACATGTTCTTCCAAACAGGTTCGGTAATTGGTAGATCATTTACTCAAGATGGTGATATGAATCCAGGTAAAGTTCCAATCCAAGAAATTACATCTGGATCTGGTGGAAATAAAATGCAAGCTCTTATTGGTAATTACAATTACTACTTACAAATGATAAGAGATGTAACCGGACTTAATGAAGCTAGAGACGGTAGTATGCCAGATAAAAATGCCTTAGTTGGCGTTCAAAAGCTAGCAGCTGCAAATTCTAACACTGCCACAAGACATATATTACAATCTGGATTATTCTTAACAGCTGAGATAGCGGAGTGTCTATCACTTAGGATTTCTGATATTATAGAGTACTCACCAACAAAAGATGCCTTCATACAGGCTATAGGTGTTCACAACGCAGCTGTATTAGAAGAGCTAAAGGAATTACATCTTTATGATTTTGGTATATTCATAGAACTACAGCCAGATGAAGAGGAGAGAATGATGTTAGAGAATAATGTTCAAATGGCATTACAACAACAAATAATTGAACTCGCTGATGCTATTGATATTAGAGAAATAAAGAATATTAAGTTAGCTAATCAATTACTCAAAATACGTAGAAAGAAAAAATTAGAAAGAGATCAAATGTTGCAACAACAAAACATGCAGCAACAAGCTCAACTAAACCAACAATCGGCACAAGCGGCTGCTCAAGCGGACGTTCAGAAGAACCAAGCATTAAATGCTGGTAAAGCTGAGTTAATGCAGATGGAAGCTCAGATTGGTTCTCAAAAAATGATGCAAGAGGTTCAAATGAAAAAAGAACTAATGGCATTAGAATTCCAATACAATATGCAGCTTAAAGGCGTTGAGGTTGATGGTATAAAAGAGAGAGAGAAGCAAAAAGAAGATCGTAAAGACGAAAGAACGAAAATACAAGCAACACAACAATCTGAAATGATTGAGCAAAGAAATAGTGGTAAACCACCTAAAAACTTTGAGTCCGCAGGTAATGATATACTAGGTGGAGGATTTGATTTAGGTTCGTTTGACCCTAGGTAGAATTTATTAATTATTATTATATTATATTATGGAAGAAGAAAATGAAAAAGTAGTCGAAGAGACTACACAAGATCAAACCGTAGAAACGGTTGATAAAAGTAAATTTGAATCTGCTGATGACGATAGCGTTATAAAAGTAGATTTAAATGCACCTCCACAAGAAAAAGTAGAAACAGAAGTTGTGGCGGAAGAAAAAACTGAGGAAACAGAAGCGGTGACAGGAATCACTGAGGAAACAGAAGCACAACCAGAAGCCGAAACTCAAGAAACTCCAGTATTAGAAGAAATTACTGAAGAAGAAGTTGAAGAACAGATCGAAGAAGCTGTTGCTGAAGCTGAGGCTACTGGAAAACCAATACCAGAGAATATCCAAAAGTTAATGGACTTTATGGAAGAAACTGGTGGAGATTTAAATGATTATGTTAAGCTTAATCAAGATTATTCAAAATTAGATGATCAAAATCTATTACACGAATACTACAAGCAAACAAAACCTCATTTAGATAATGAAGA